CCATCACGCTGCGATCGTCGGCAGCGTTGAGTTGGTCTCGAATCCCCGTGGCCCAGCGCAGGCCGGGGTCGCCGCCCCAGGCGGCCCAGGCCACGCGCGCCGGTGACGGGTAGCCGTCCTCGCCAGGACTGAAGCCCTGACCCTGCTTGTCGACCTCGTGGCGGCTGAGGTACGAGAACATCCTCAGCACGGTCTCCTCGGAGATCGCACGGCCAGCGGCGAGGTCGGATGCGCGCTTGCGGCCCACGTCGGTGAAGCCGGAGCCGGCCTTGCCCTCCGCGATCCACTGCAGCGCACGCTGCGCCTCGTCCTGCACGCCCTTGGGCGGGCGGTACGTCCTAGCCATGATCCACCGGGGGGTCGTTGGGAGCGGGATCGACGCCGACGACCATGTCGGGACCGACAGGCGCGCCAGGAAGCACTGTCACGAAGTCATCGCCGCCGGGATACGGCGCGAAGCCGTCGACGGCGCGGGCCTCGTTGCGCGAGCGCGTGCCGGACTGAATCTGCGCCATCTGCACGCGGGCCTTCGTCAGCGAGTCCAGGCGAAGCAGGCTGGATGGGTCGAACTTGATGGTCACGCCGGGGAAGATCGAGGACAGCGCGATCTCGAACCGCGTCAGCCACGGCTGCAGGGTGTGGATCAGGAAGGACAGGCTCGCCTGCTCCACGTTCTGGTAGGTCGACGGGTCCGACTTGAGCCCCATGAGCCACGGCGGGATGCGGAAGATGCGCGCCACCTCGGCCAGCACGGCCTCGCGGGTGGCGTTGAACTCCATGTCCACCGCTGAGGTCTGGATCTCGCGCCACTTGATGCCGTTCGCGAGCACTGCAGGCCGGCGGGACTTGCGCTGAGTGGCCTCCCACGACTCGCGCAGGCTGACCATCGCTTCCTTCGTCAGCTGCTGGTCCGTCTCCAGCACGCTCGAAGGCGTCGCGCCGTTGGCGTACCACTGCGCGAGGTACCGGTCCATCGCCATGGCCAGGCCGATCATCGTGCGCTGCATCGACAGCGGCGAGATGCCGATGAGCGCCTGCGGCGGGGTATACCAGCGCATCACGAGCAGGTCCTCGCGAGGGATCTCCTTGCCGAGGTGGAGGTAGGCGCGTCCGGTGTAGTTCTTCGAGGCTTGCACGGTCATCTGGTACGGGTGCAAGGGCGTCAAGCCGATGACGTTGCCGCGCCGGTCGCGGCTGAGGAAGGTGTAACTGTTCCCGTGCATCGCCGTGGTGGCGATGGTGCTGTGCTTGTACTCGTAGGGCGTCGACTCCTGCGGGTCAGGATCGGCCAGCGCAAGCGGCAGCTCGATCCGATTGCCGCGCTCATCGAACGCGATCAGGTCGAGCATCGCGACGGAGTCGGCCAGCAGGCTCACGCACGACAGCACCGAGGACACGCCAAGGGCCGTGACCTCGTCCACTCGCTCGCCCGCTAGGGACGACATCGACACCTGGCCGTAGTACAGGTTGAGCGGGTTCACCATGCTGTTGAAGGCTGGGTACTCGCTGCGCGCCTCGATGCCGCGCCGGATCAGGCTCATGCCGCACCGGCCAGGAAGCCGAGGGCGATCAGCAGGACCCCGGCGACGATGAGGGCCACGCCGATGCCGAACAGCACGAAGCAACCGGCGACCACGGCGGCAGCGCCGAGCAGCTCGGCAGCGGACGTCACCCGGTCGCGGGTGAACGTGGCACGCCAGGCGCGGCGTATCGCCTCATTCGTCCTGGTCATCAAGGCTCCAAATGTCGAGAATCTGAGGCTCGCGGCCTGCTGTCTGCGCATGGCCCCACGCGGCGAGCGCAGCGGCGCACAGGGGCGAGATGTCGGCGAAGGACCCGCGACGGCCGAAGGCCCACAGGTCCCCGACCATGCGACGGCGCGCAGCGGCGACCGCCGTGTCGAGGTCCGGCTGCTGCAAGTGCCGCACCGTCTGCTGGTCGATGTGCGCCGCGAGTGCGACGGCGGCCTGCGCCATCTCCCGGCCTGCGACCTTGCGGACCTGGACCCCGACCCGCTCCAGGTCTGGCAGCAGCGCGCCAGCCGGTGCGCCCGCATCGAGGACCACCGCCGACGGAGACCACCGCCGCACGAGTGCCTGGATGCGCTCGACCGCCCAGGCCGTGCCGGGCTTGTGGTCGATGACTTCGACGTGCAGCAGGCCATCGGATCGAGCGCCGGCGATCGCGATCGACGTCGCGCCATCCGGCGACACGTCCACCCCGAGGGCCACCGGGTCGAGCACCGTGCTGGACTGGTCCACGCACTTCGCCCACTCGGATGAGGCGATCGCCGTGTCGGCGAGGCCAGGATCGGACCAGATGCCGAGGCGCTCGCGAGCGAACTCAGCAGCAGGCATCGCGGCCTGCTCCCGAGCGACGTGCTCCTCGGAGATGCGGATGCCTAGCGCAGGGTTCGCCTGCCGCCAGGCCTCGGGGTCATCGGGCTGGCTGCCGGGATCGGCTGACCATTCCAGGTAGCAGAGGTGCTCCTCGGCAGCGCTGCCGCGATCCCGCAACGCCCGCAGGACGTCAGAGTCGACATGGCCCGCGCTGGAGGCGTACCACAGCTGCGGGTTCGGACGCGCCGACAGGGTCGGCATGAGCGCTCCGAGTGCCTCCTGCGGCAGCCGGTAGGCCTCATCGAGGATGACGCAGTCGCCGGAGAAGCCACGGCCCGAGCCCGTCGACCTCGCGACGAAGCGAAGCCGTTGCCCCGTGGTCAGTTCGATGCCTTCCTCGCCGTGCGAGGTGCGCACCTTCGAGACGCGCTTGCGCAGGTCGTCCGACGACTCCACCAGCGTGAGCACGCGACGAAAGGCCTCGGCTGCGGTCTTGAATTCATGGGCTGAGTGCAGGATCAGCGACTCGCCGAACAGGAAGAGCCCGGCCAGTTCGCGCGCTTCGAGGATCGAGCCCTTGCCGTTCTGGCGTGGCACGATCAGCCCGACCTCGAAGGAAGCCCACTTGCCATCCTTGCGCTCAGCAAGCGCACGATCGAGTACCAGCGCCTGCCAGTCATCGAGGATCAGGCCAGCCGACGCGGCTAGTTCGACTGCCTCGGCTCCGGCGCTACTTCGAGCCTTCGGCCACGTCGCGATTCGCGGCGGTGCGGCGCTGAGCACGGCGCTTCGCGAGGTCATCGACCCTCGATTTCTCGCCAGGGACCGGCAGCTGCTCGATCTCCCGCAGGACGATGGTCAGTTGCCGCGCCAGCGGCGCGGCGTCCCGGTCGGCGTCGACCAGGCGGCGGGCCAGTTCGTCCCGCAGGGCGAGCAAGGCCTCCCGCCTGTCTCCCGATCCGACGGCGGCAACCAGTCCGGCTGGCTTCTTCGCTGGCATGTGACCTCACGGCGTGGTGCAGGCGTAGACGGATATCGAGGACGTCCCGGCGGCGTTGCTGATGGTCCAGTCGCCAGGGAAGGAGGCCCAGCCATCGGGACAGCGGCCGGCGACGAAGAAGATGATCCCGCCGGTGATGATCGAGCCATCCCGGCCATCGGTGCCGTCGCGGCCAGGAGCGCCATCGACACCAGCAGGACCCGCAGGGCCGGCAGGACCACGGTCTCCGGTGGCTCCCGCAGCGCCGCGAACGCCAGGAGCGCCTGGCGAACCCGGCTGGCCGTCCCGGCCATCCCGACCTGCAGGACCCTGCGCCGCAGGGCGGGCCTCCAGCACGGCGATGCGCGCCTGCAAGGCCTGCACAGTGCGCCGCATCTCCTGATCCGGTCGAGGGGCCGCGAGGGCTGACGGAGCCAAGGCCAGGCAGACCATGGTCAAGAACAGGACAAGAATGCGCTTCATTTGGGACCATTCCTTCGATAGGCAGGCGAAGGGGGAGACATGGGACTGTTCAGCAGCAAGCCGAAGGCCAAGCCGGAGCCGATCCCGATGGAGGACCGGCCCGTGCACTACATCCGCTGGCCGATCTGCAGGCACAGGGCAGACGACGAATGCGGCGAGCCGTCCTGGGACGTGCAGGTTGGCCGGTCCTACGGGATCACCGAGGACACCGACCCCGCACTCCTGCCATCTCGTCGCGGATCAACGAAGCGAACGCTGGTGCTGCTTCCCGCTGGCCAGGAAGGCCAATGGGTTGATTTCCAGTCGGTCGACGGCAAGCCACTAGGCGCAGCGAGCATCCCGAAGTCGCAACGGACATGGGCTGCGAGCGATGAGTACCGGCTGGTCTACCAGATCTGGCTAGTCGTGACCCGTACCGACGAGGACGAGGACGATCCGCAATACGAGGCCGTGCTGCGACTGTCGAAGAAGGGAGAGCTTCAGTTCTTCGACGAGGGCGACCCGGACGCCTTCAAGTTCTAGATCAGGTCGAGCGCGGACTGGATGCGGCCCAGCCGCACCGGAGCGCACTCGAAGCGCCGCCCGGTCACCGTCATGTACCGGCCACGGTCGTAGCACTCCATGCCATCATGGCGGCGACCCTTGCCGACCATGCCGCGCCCGAAGACGTGCAGGCCAGTGCCGGACGGCGAGACCTCGACATAGGTCGGCCCGCAGGCATCCAGGATCTCCCGCGCCCAGCCGGCCAGGACCCCGCCATCGAGGCAGTGGTCAAGGTCGATGCACGCGATCCCGTCCGCCGCCAGGACGAAGCCCAAACCGTCGCCGATCCTTGAGGCACGCGCCTCATCGAACGTCGACCACGTCGCCGGGTCAGTGGACGAGGCAGAACGACCGGCCACCGTCCTCGGGACCTTGGCAACGTGGCGAATCCAGCGATCGAGGCGGCGCATCCGCAACGGCACGACGTGCCCGCGGTGAGCGCGCATCCGGCAGGCAGTTGAGCAGAAGCGCGTGCCAGCGCGAGCGTGCAGCTGCAGGCCGCAGGCGTCGCATGTCATGGCGAAAGCCTATGTGCTGCAACGCTTTTTCGCATTCTGTTACGCGAAAAAATCGGCGCCAATCTGAGGCGCTCATGCGCGCGGACGCAAGGCGGGAAGCCTCGCAAGGTGTGACCGGCTGCGCTAGGCTGCCAGCGTGGCCCAGGTGGCTGTGGTTCCCCTTCCCAGGCTCAAAACCCCTGGGGAGGGAAGGG